GAAACTCTCGTAGCAGATAGTTCCACTTTGACAGGCTTGCGTTATCAGGCAAACTTTGCAGCGGGTAAGAATAAGATTATCAATGGTGACTTTGCAATCAACCAGCGCGGATTTAGTTCTGAAAGCGGTGGAACAAATTACGCTGCGGACCGTTGGAAGTATAATGGCTCTGTCTCCACTTGGACTGGTTCAATAAATACTTTTACACCAGGCACTGCGCCCGTTTCAGGATACGAAGGCAAAAACTACCTACGTATGGTTACTTCTGGACAATCAGGCACGGGTGCTTATGCTGCTTTTACAACTCGCGTTGAAGATGTACGCACCTTTGCAGGTCAGACAACAACATTATCTTTTTGGGCTAAAGCATCTAGTGGTACACCTTATGTTGCAGCAGATTGGTTGCAACTATTTGGAACTGGTGGTTCAAGTGCTGTTATTGGAACTGGACAAAAAGTAGCAATCACTACATCTTGGGCACGTTATTCATTTACATTCGCAATTGATTCGGTCGCAGGTAAAACAATTTCAACTTCTGGAGATTCATCTGTACAAATTGAAATCTTTACATCAGCAGGAACTGACTACAATACTCGCGCTGCTTCAATGGGTATCCAGTCTGCAACGATTGATATCTGGGGAGTTCAATGGGAAGCAGGTTCAGTTGCCACATCTTTCCAGACTGCAACAGGAACAATCCAAGGAGAATTAGCCGCTTGTCAGAGGTATTACATTTCAAATGGTCAAGTCATTACTTGGCAAGGAAATGTAACCAGCGGTCAGTTGTATATCCAAACTGTTACTTTCCCAGTTCAAATGAGAGTCGCTCCAACGATTACGCAAACATCGTACTCTACTTCAAATTTCAATGCGGGAACTCTTAGTGCTGGAACGATTACAGTTGGTGGTTTTCTAACTAATGAAACCGCTAGCGCAACTGCCAGCGGTGCTTATTATCAGGCAACATACACAGCAAATGCGGAGTTATAATGATTGACTATACATATCAAGAAGTTACAAACCCTCTTGGAGATAAGACTATCCTTCGGTCTGACGGCGCTTTTATCCCGCTAGACCCAGCCAACTCAGACTATCAACGCTATTTGGCTTGGTTAGAAAACCCAGAAGCGGAACAATCCACACCGATTCCCACTGGCCTACTTGACAGCTAGGGTAATAATGTGTATGCTTTAGGGTATGGACACACTTATACCTATAGAGCAGATAGCAGAACAGTTACACAATCGTTATAAAACCTCAGGGTTTTCCGAGCAATTATTCAAGCAGGACATGCAAATCATTAGACGGCTGGGTACCCACCCTGCTCTAGCAACCTATGAGGACCTAGAGCGGGTGGTACTACAGGCCACTAAGCAGTCTACCAAGGCTACCTACGTAGCCCGTCTCAGGAGCATCTACAAGTCCCTCAACAAGATGGGCTTAGTCAATGGTAACAACCCTGCTGAGCAACTGCCACAGGTCAAGCCAGGGCGTGGTGTGCCTAAGCCTGTAACCAAGGGTGAGTATCAGAAGCTGCTGGCTGAGGCTAAGAACCCAACGCTACACAACTGGTTTATTCTGGGTGGTATGGCAGGGCTTCGTGCTATGGAAGTAGCCAATATCAAGGGCTCAGACTTAATAGAGCATGAGGACGGCTATAGCCTACGAGTACAGGGCAAAGGTGGAACAGACCTGATTGTCCCAGTGTCTCCAGTAGTCTCAGATATGATTAGGTCATATGGGACTCTTGGCAGACTATGGCAGGTAACGCCTAATAAGTTATCTAGTAGAGCTGCCAATGAGATGCGTCGCATCCTTGGTGAAGACGCTAAGCATTTCCACAGCCTTCGACATTACTTTGCAACGACGATGCTTGAAAAATCAGGCGGAGATTTGATTGCTGTAAAAGAGTTAATGCGTCACACGAGTGTGGCTACAACTCAAATCTACACACAGTTGGCACAAGGGCGAACACGCTCTTTAGTTAATCTACTATAGGGGACACTATGGCTAAAGTAAATAAAGGAACACTAGCAATTGGCTGGTGTGACAACGGCAACACTGATGGCAAGTTCACAGAAGGTGTCGTTAGCGTAGCCTTACAGTGCGCTAATAATGGCATCGAACTGACCCACAGTATGCGAGTACAGGGTAATCAGATTGGCAGACAACGCCAGGTTCTATTTGACTACTGGGCTGACCATATCAAGAGTGACTGGCTACTATGGATTGACTCAGATATTGTAGTCAGCATGGAAGTGGTTGCTAAACTATGGGATGCAGCTGACAAGATTGGTAAGCCAGTCGTTAGTGGTACGTACTTCATCTCCAAAGAAAACGAGGGTACATTGGCTAAGCCATACCCAGCATTGTTCTTTAATGTGGATGAGTTTAGTATCCAACATGTGCATCCACTACCACCTAATGAACTTATTAAAGTGGATAGCGCAGGCTTTGGCTTTGTGCTGATGCACAAATCAATCATTCCTAAGATGCGTGAGAAGTTCCCAGACCAATCAATGTTTGCTGAGCAAGAGAACGTCGGCGACAAGTATGTAGGAGAAGACATTGTCTTCTTCCGTAAGTTACAAGAAGCAGGTGTCCCACTATACGCACATACTGGTGCATTAGTACGACACATTAAAAGATTTTCGCTAGATGTTGGGTACTATGATATGTACTGGACATTAGACATGATTAAACAAAGAGCGCAAGAAAAACAACAACAAGGCTAAGGAGTCTACGTGGCTGGTCGTGATATTACCGAAGGTCGTGCAACGCGAGCTATTGCTGTTGACGTAGGTGTAGTTGCTACATCTGCTATCTGGCAAAACACTGATGTGGCATATGATACCGCTATTGGCGGTATGCCATTTATTTATGCAATCAGTGATGCACGCCCTTATATCCGACAAACTGCACCATTCCGTAAGGAACAGTTTGACAATCAGACTGAACCAGGTGAGCAATCACTAACTGGTTGGTGGATTCGTAGCCAGCAATCTTTCCACGCTGGGGACGGCATAACATTCTACGACCCAGCACAGACAACATCTAACTCACCTGACCACTATCGCTTTGCTGACAGCAAGGGTTTAAATGTTTGGAATCAAGGTGAAGTAACTCTTCTTAGGAACGCTAACACAAGTCACATTACTACTGGCAGCGTAAAGGCTAATGGTCAACCTAATCAGCATCTTCGCTCAATCCAGTGGAATGGCAATGATGGTATCTTGCTTAGAGACGAATATGATGTTGATAAGATTACTACAGCTGGTACTGTTACTCACTTTATTGATTATGCTGCTGGTACTGACTATCCAGTCCACGCTATCTGCGATGATGGAACCTATGCTTATTGGATTACCAATGTTTTGGCTAGCGGAACTCCAAGATTACGCATATATAAGAAATTGCTAACTGGAGTTGCTGGCGCTGGTGATACTCTTATGATTAGCGATAATAGTATTACCGTGACTAATGCAGTAATGGAATATGTTAAAGACCGTATTGTTATGTGTATTAATAATAAGATATATGAAATACCAACATCGGCATCTACTCTTCCATCTCCTGTATATACACATAGCGATACTGACATTATATTCACAAGCATTACTGCTTCTGGTCCAGCTATTTACGTAACAGGTTATAGCGGAATCCAATCATCTATTCTTAAATTTACACTAAGTACTGCTGGTGTTATGCCAACACTTACAAGTGGAATTACTGCAGCAGAAATGCCAGTAGGTGAAGTCATTCATAGAATCTATTACTACTTAGGTTATATGGTCATCGGAACCAACAAGGGTATCAGAGTCGCAACTGTTTCTGACCAAGACGGTTCAGTTAGTTATGGCCCATTGATTATAGAGACATCTCAGCCAGTCTATGACTTTGCTGCACGTGACCACTATGTATGGTGTGCCACTGGCGTAGCTGGGGAACCTGGTGTTATTCGCATTGATTTAAGTACTGAGGTATCACCACTTCGATTTGCTTACGCAAATGATATATACTACGGTGGCATCTCTGGTCGAGTAACTACTGCCTGTGCATTTGCAGGCAAGACTAGCCAACTGGTATTCTCTTCTACTGCCTTAACAGTAGGTGGAACAATCACCAACAAGGTTATGACATCAGGTGTGGCAACACTTACAACTGCATCTGCACACGGCCTCACCGCTGGTAGTTCAGTATGGGTAGAAGGCGTTGACTCTAACTTCAACTCAAGCACTGGTGCATGGACAGTATCCAGCGCAACTACTTCAACATTTACTTATACAAGTGCAGTGACTGCAACAGTTACATCAACTGCAGTAACTTCTGCTACCGCTATAGCAGCAACTCCTGGTTCAGTATACATCGAAGATGATGCCGACCTAATGCCGACTGGGTATCTAACTACTGGTTATATTAGATACAATACACTAGAGCCTAAGAACTTCAAGCGACTTGTCGCTCGTGGTGATTTCGAATATGGGTCTATGACCCTTGAAACAGTTACTGCTGACGGTACTGAGTACGACGTGGTTGCATATGATGCATCCGTCCCACCAGTTGAGGTAACTACATCTAATCCACAAGAAGCACAGGAGTACCTAGCTTATAAGTTTATTCTATATCGTGATGGTACTGATGCTACCAAGGGACCAATCATGAAGGGCTACCAGGCGAAGGCGACTATCGCTACGCCTCGCCAACGTGTAATGAGATTCCCCGTCTATTGCTATGACGTGGAGACAGACCGATACAACGTACAGGTAGGATATGAAGGCAGAGCCTTCGATAGAATTGCACAACTAGAATCCATTGAGGAAAATGGTGACGTTGTAACATGGCAAGACTTAACCACAGGTGAGTCACGTCAGGCTGTCATTGAACAAATCTCTTTCACCCGCCTCACACCTCCAGACCGTGGCTTCACGGGCTATGGTGGTGTCATTGATATCACGATTAGGACAGTCTAATGCAAGCACAAGATTACGCAACGGTAGCCGTTGCAGTACTAACAATTGTAGGTGGTTTTGTTGGTGCAGTTAAGTGGCTAGTCAAGCACTACCTCAACGAACTCAAGCCTAACTCAGGCACAAGCCTGAAAGATTCAGTCATTCGACTAGAAGAAAAAGTAGAAATCCTATACCAGATTATGATTCAAAAGGGGAGAGATGAACGATGAAACCTGTTGCCAAGAAAGCCACGCCTGCCGCTATTGCTGTCCTGCGCCAGGCCACAGCGATTTCACCATCGCGTACGAAAGCGTCCGATGGACTCCTGCCGTCAGCAGCGCATATCCATCAGAATCCCAACTCTGACCACAACACAGGTTTTGGTGTAGACTTAACCCATGACCCTGCTAAAGGTATTGATTGCCATGATATCTACGAGCAACTCAAAGCAGACAAGCGTGTCAAGTATCTAATCTTCAAGGGACAGATATGGATGCCAGGCAGAGGCGATAAGACATACACTGGTACCAATCCACACAACAAGCATTTACATATATCAATCAAGGACAACTGTGGGGATGACACATCTCCGTGGTTCCCATGGTTAGACAAGCCTAAGTTCTCTGCGGTTGGCACAGCCAGGTTAGCTGCAACTAAACTAAAGCCACTACCAAAAAAGAAAGAGAATAAATGAACAAGGAAAAACTAATCTCAATCGCGAACTCATACCTTCGCGCTGCATTTGCATCAGTACTAGCAATGTACCTAGCAGGAGTGACCGAACCTAAGGCTCTAATCTCAGCGTTCGTAGCCTCAATCGCTGCTCCAGTTCTAAAAGCACTAGACCCTAAGTCAACAGACTTCGGCAAAGGCGCTGAGTAATACCCATTTAAGGGCCCTAGCAGGCCCATAGAGACAAGAAACCCCCCTTCCTAAGGTAATCACCCTAGGTTGGGGGGTCTTTTGTCGTTTCTAAAGGTTACTTAATGTCCTCATCGTCGGCTTCAAAGTCTTCGACTAAGTCATTCAATGCTTTTAAGTCCTTCTTAAATCGGTATTCCTTGTATCGTTGAATCAGTTCCTGATATACATCACGTACTGCAATTGCTAGCAATACTCCAAAGAAAACTTCTAACATAGTATCTCCTATAGTATAATATATATATTATTATATATAATATAACCCCCGAAGGGGGTTTATATATCATATATTAATATTAATTATACACACAGAATCTGACGATGTAAGTAAGCGACCCAGGTGTGCCTATTGGCACTGATGTCTGAGTGTGTTATAGTTACCCAATGATACAACTTGGAGATTACGAACTACCTGAACACGTGAGTTACTCAGCGTTCAGTACATACATTGACTGTGGATATCAGTACTACCTCGGGCGGTTGCTTCAGGTACCTGAGGAGCCATCAGTCTGGTCAGTGGGGGGTTCTGCCTTCCATACAGCTACAGAATTGTGGGACTTAGAACATGCTGAATAGTGAACTATGGGCGAAAGCCTGGGCACAAGAGGCTGAGGGCAAAGACCTAACCAATGCTCGTGTTGGTGGTCGTGCCACTAAGGCTAACCCAAACAAAGAAGATGTTACTTTCTGGCAATCAACTGGACCTCAATGGGTCCAAGCATATATCGATTGGCGTAAGGCTAACCCTGACTGGAAATTGTGGAAGACACCACAAGGTGCACCAGCAGTTGAGTTGGCTATGTTACCTGAATTTGCTGGCGTGCCAGTCAAGATGATTCTTGACAGGGTGTTTGAAGTCAATGGCGAACTGGTTATCGTCGACTTGAAAACCTCTCAGCAAACACCAACCAATACACTACAACTTGGATTCTACAAGGTCGGAATGTTAAAGACCTTTGGTATCGATGTTAAGTGGGGGACCTATTGGATGGCACGTCAGCACGGTGTGTCACCTCTTGTTAGCCTCGAGCAGTACACAGAGGATAAACTTGAGTACCTTGTTGCAGGATTTGACAAGGCTCGTAAGGCTGGAATCTTTTTACCGAACACAAACAACTGCCAATATAAATGCGGATTGACAGCACACTGTCAGTTCTCAACAAAGATAGGATAACAAATGGAAGAATGGAAACTGCAAGTATCATACAAGACACCTGCTGGTGACATGATTAACGTCCGTGCTAATACCGCTGACGAACTAAGCGTGTTGCTTGAAGGTGTTGGCGACTATTCAACACAAGTTGCAGCAGTGCAACGATTGGTTGTTGGTGCCTACAATGCTGCCCCTTTGGGGACCACGCCTTCAACTCAAGGCACATCGCCATCCACTTACTCCGCTCCAACCCAGGGGCAGGGTCCGTCACTTACACCTCCGCCAAGCGCAGTAACACCATCAGGGACAGCGAGTCCGACGTGCATACACGGAGCGAGAATCTTCCGACAGGGAGTGAGCAAAGCGAGTGGGAAGCCTTACGCTTTCTGGGCATGCCCAACCCCACAGGGGACTCCCGACCAGTGCAAGCCAGTAAACTAAAACGTTGATGAAGGAACGCAGCTACCGACGCACACCACGTAAGTGGCTGCGTTCTTTCTATAAAGAAGGGAATGAATCAGGATGCGTACACTTGTCCGCTCAGTTGGTCGTTCCAGTATCGGTGGAGAACCGCTCCCTAGTTGCTTTAAGGCATTCGAAAGTAACAAGATTATCATTAGGCGCTCTGAGGTTTCGATGTTCGCAGCCGCGCCTGGAGTCGGAAAGTCAACTCTAGCACTGGCTTTAGCGCTGAAGATGAAAGTGCCAACACTTTATATCTCAGCAGATACCAACGCACACACAATGGCTATGCGATTAGCCTCAATGATTTCAGGTAAGTCACAGACTGACGTTGAAGCATTGATGAATACCGACCATGGTTGGACAAAGGCAACACTTGCAAAGGGTAGCCACATTGTATGGTCGTTTGAATCAGCACCAACACTACAAGATATTGATGAAGAAGTGCAAGCCTTTGAAGAACTATGGGGTTGCCCACCAACATTGATTGTTGTAGATAACTTAATGGATGTAGCCACCGATGGTGGTGAAGAGTTTGCATCTATGCGTGCAATCATGAAGGAGTTGAAGTATCTTGCGAGAGCGACTAACGCTGCAGTGGTTGTACTACACCACACTTCGGAGGCTGTCCAAGGTAGCCCGTGTCAACCACGCTCCGCTATTCAGGGCAAGGTTGCTCAACTTCCTGCTCTTATATGCACCCTCGGCGTTGTTGGTACTTCTATGGGTGTTGCACCTGTTAAGAATAGATACGGTAGAGCTGACGCAGGGGGAGGACTCATGACATGGGTTGCTTT